CGCAATAAATACTTCGTTCTCAATCTATGAAATAAAAATAAAACACCAAAATCAACCTTCTTATTTCAAAAATTTTGAGAAAATAAAGGGAGACTTAGAAAATGCCTTGGACGGCGAAAGATGCGGAAAGGCATACGGCGGCTGCGGATCATCCTGTTCTTCGGCGGCAATGGGCGGATGTTGCGAATTCTGCGAAGGAACGTGGTCTCTCAGATGCGGAGGCAATTATGGAAGCGAATGGAGTTGTTGCGAGGACGAGAGCGACACGAATGAAGAAGATGAAAAAATAATTTTGGGAAAAATTCTAGAGGGCGGGAGGTGGACTTTGTCATTATTAGATTTGATAAAACTTATCGGAGCCGCCTCAGCAGGGATTGTCTTTACAGGAGGACTTTATAGTGGATTTGTAACAATGATAGGGGGTAGGGTTGTTCCGTGGTTATCGCAGAAAGAAATACAAGTTATGATTGATGATGGGACGAAAGAATTGCGGAATGACGCGAATGCAGAACATTGCCAGGATTATATAGATCGGCTTACTCGTGCGAAGATGGCTCTTGGAAGAAATCCGGATGATATGACAGCGAGGGATTTGCAATTTGTAAGTATCCAGAAAATTCTCACAATCCCAGGGTGTAAAATCTAGAAGGTGATGATGAGTATTTTGGAAAGACTTAAGGAACTAACGGCGGCGAAAGAAGTTGCTGGAGAAATTCCTTTACCTCCAGAAGCGCCGGTGAAAGTTGTTGTTCTTCATGAAGTTGATGATGCAACTTGCCGGAAAGCTGGAACTCTTGCCGCCTATGGTTTAACAGATCGGGCTATTGCAGATGCGCTCCTTCTCTCCCAGGAACAAACAGCTTACGCGCGCCAAAGTGAACCCTTCAAAATTTCATTCTCGAAACAATCGAGCGAAAGAGCACAACGTCTTATCGACCTTGAAGAAGGTTGGAACGCTTTGGAAGAACGGGCATTGTCCACTGTGCTCGAAACTCTTAAATTCAACCGAGACCCACGATTTGCATTACAAGCTGCTTTTACTGCCAATAAAGCAAATCGAAGAACTCCTGGGGCAAACGGAAGAGTTATCGACGCTGCTAAGGCGGGTAATATCATCGTACTCACAATGAACCAGGGATATGTGGAAAAAGCACAAGTGAATGCTGGGGTGATTGATGTGAATACGAGAGAACAAGAGGTGAGACAAATTCCGAAGCGGCAACATGATGTTCTCACGCCACAGAAGGTGACGGATTTGTTGGTTCCGAAGAATTCGAGAAGAATTTCTGCTACAGATGAATTACAGCAGCAATTAGATGCCGCAGGTGTGAGTTTTGATTTGGTGGAGGATGAAGAATGATAAATTGGATTGATTTGGGTTTAACTTATGAACAAGCTTTACATGGTATGCAATCTGGAGTTTCTTTTGAGATGGAAAGACCAGAAAGACAAGCAGCTACAAGCCTAAAACATTTGAGAGTAGGTGTTAATGCGGCTATGGTTGACCACGCGGCACTAGCTTATCTTCTCATAGAAAAAAGAATTATCAAAAAAGAAGATTATATAGAAGCTTTACGTCTCGCTATGAATAATGAAGTTGCAAGATATGAGACACCATATCCAGGTATTAATTTTAGATGAGTAATCACGACAATCCTTTCTCAATGTCTTTCCGTTCTTCCGCATCCACCACACAGGTGCAGATGACAGCGGGGGATATTGTCGCTTCCCTCAAAGGTTCCTGTGAATTCTTTGTTCAATTCTTTCTCGGGGATGAACTCACACATCCGGTTCCAGATTTTCATATTACCAGCTGGGAGAGATTGATAGCAAAAAATGTCGAAAAATTCGCACTTGCCCTTCCTCGTGCGCATGCGAAAACAACGCTCGCCAAACTTGCAGTGGTCTGGTATTTTCTCTTCTCGCATGTTCGTTTCATTGTTTACGTCTCGAATACAGCGACTATTGCGTCGGAAGCCTGTCAAGATATCATTAACTTCATGCGTTCGCCTAACTTCGAGAGTGTATTTGGGCCACTTCAATTTGACGTGGAGCAAGATGCCCGCGGGTTCTATAAATTCAAATTACAGTACATGGATGAAAGTGGATTTCTCAGAGAAAAATATTGTATACTACGTGCGTTTGGCGCAGGGCAACAGGTTCGTGGTCTTAACATTGACAATAAAAGACCGGAACTTGCTGTCGTCGATGATCTTGAAGATGACGAGAATACAGCTACACCGGCCCTTATTCTTAAATTACGAACCTGGTTCTACGGGCCGTTTTACAAAGCCCTCGCAAACCAGAATAAAATCATCTACCTCGGTAATATGCTTTCCTCGAAATCTCTCCTCTATATCTTTTGTGAAAAGAGTGACGAATGGCATTCGATGAGATATGGATGTCTTAAGTCAAATCTTGAACCACTCTGGCCTGATATGTGGCCCTTGGAGAAAATCAGGAAAGAATTTATAGAATTCCAACAAGTTGGTCTCGCGGGCAGGTGGTTCGCTGAGATGATGAATATGCCGGTTGCAGATGGAAATCTTCTTATCAATTCAGAGGAAATTTACTATGTCGCTCCCATTGTACCTGGAGAACAAGAATACGCCTTTATTACCGTTGATCCGGCGATATCTCTCAAAACCTGGGCAGATAACTCAGCTATTGTTGTCCACGCTTTCTGTAACGGTCTTTGGCGGGTTGCTGATTATATTGTTGGTAAGTTTACTCCCGATCAGTTGTTTTGGATACTTGTTGAGCTCTGTGTTAAATGGAGCACGCGATCGGTTGGGATTGAGCAGGCGGCATTTCAGGCGGCTTTGAAATTCCTCTTTGAAGTAATGATGGAGGTTAATAAACAATCCTTCACAGTTCATGAAATTCCTCATCGGAATAAACCGAAACTAGAACGGATTGCGGTTTGGTGTTCTCTCATTCGGAAGAAACAGTGGGCCCTCCAAGAAGGGGAATATGCCATTACGGAACAGCTTCTGATGTTCGACCCAGCGCGGCAGAATAACGAGGATGATCTTGTAGATGCTTGCGCGATGGGCGTAACGATGACTGAGCTTTACATGGCAGCGATTATGGATAGTTACCAGGTTACGGAATTACAATATCAAGTAAGATCAGGTTACGAAGTTTGTCAGATTTAACAGGAGAACAGAATGGCCCCGTCTAATAGAGGAAAACCTCCCTCACGTCCGTTGCCAAAACGCCCGGCGAAACAAACTTCGTCATCAGCGCAAACTTCCTATACCGCTCCGGTTCTTCCGTCACAAATGAAAGGTGGAGATAAACCAACAGCGGCGGATTACAAAGCGCTTCCGATTTTGAAAAATGAAGACAAGGAAGCTCTCCTTGTTAATCATATTCTTGTTCGTCTGCGAATGGCGAATGAAGAGAGATTACGAAGGGCTATGCGGGCTCAACAGATTGATATTCAGATTTCTGGTTATATTACTTTGTCGGACGACGATAAGAAGCGGCAGAAGAATAATAAGAAAGGTCGTTCTCCGAAACCGACGGATCACAATTTATGTCTCACCGCCGCCCAATTAGACGAAGCTTGTACTTATCTAATGTCCGTATTCGCTCCGGAGATGGATATTTTTGAGGCGGTTGCACCGGCAGATAAACAACCACTCGCACAAGCTCTTACATCGGTTGTGAATAAACATTCACAACATGGGCAGTATTATCGGCATTTCTCGAAATTATGCCTTAATGCTCTCAAATATAATTTCGCAGGGATGACTTGTTATTGGGAGAAATATAATGGGACGATTTTCAAATCCGGCGCGGGAGGGGTGGTGGAGAAAGTCCCTGGCGTTGTTTGGGAAGGAAATGTTCTTAATTCTGTTGACGTATATAATTTCTTTTATGATACTTCAGTGCATCCGAGTGATCTTCCAAGGCGAGGGGAATACTTCGCGGAAGTGGAAAGAGTTACGCCATTCAGAGTTCGGAAATTAGCTGAGGATGGGCTGCTCTTCGGGATTAACAGATATGTGAGACAGAACTTCCTCACAATGTCTCCGGGAAATTCTCCGAATGCTTTCGCGTTTTATTTGAATTCTCCCTCGGTACGAGATGGGGAAACTTCCTCCGGGAACGCTGTGAATTGGACTTCTGTTCTTCGAGGGGAGCAAGCTGTCCGTGAGAGTGTTCCTGGGATTGAATTAATTCGATATACCGGTTGGATCAATCCGACTGATTTTGGACTTTCGG